GAAGATGATGAAGAAGCAGAAACCGAAGATGATGAAGAAGCAGAAACCGAAGATGATGAAGAAGCAGAAACCGAAGATGATGAAGAAGCAGAAACCGAAGATGATGAACAAGAAGAGGAAAAAGTTATATTATCAAAAACCGAACAAAAAGAATATTTATTAGATTTAATGGAACAACATCGCGGGTGTGTATTCTTCCCTATTAAACAAAATAGCAAAACTTTTTCAGCATGGTCTATACGAAATAGCAACTATTTTACAGAATTATAAAATCATTTTATAATATAAATGGAAAATGCTAATAAAGCACAACAATTAGTAACAAAAAATATGGGAAAAGGATTACAAAATACAACGAAACTTGCCGGTGCTACAAAAAATAAACTCAAAATGTTACTAGGAGATTTTGATCTAGGAGTATTTGGAAATATTTTGATTTCTTTGGTAATCATCTATATTTTATACAAAGCATGTTGGGCTTATTTGAATAGTTTTAATTATAATACTCAGATGGACTTTATTAAACAATCGTTTTATTATTGGGCATGCATTTTAGCAATTATGGTTGCGTATGCGGCTCTAAGTAGAAGAAAATAAATAATTATTTTGAATTATACAATTATTTATTAGTGATGTTTGCGACTCTTATTACGTTTTCTTTTAGAACGTTTTTTTGTTTTATAACGACGTTTTTTGCCGATTTTTCGTCCACCTTTTAATCCACATATTTCTTCTGATACTGGTTCCACACTTCCTGATTTCCCACACAAGGAATGCGTTTTAAATTTATTTTCTGCGTTTTCTGCCGTTTTTTTTTCAATAGGTACGCCTTCTTTTAAATCAAATTCTAATATTGCTTCTGCGATGCTTTTATTTTCCAAATTTTTATCTTTTGTAGTAATAAAATGCCAACTATTTGAATTACGAATTGGTCCGATTAATGTGTCTTTTTTGAGTTCGTCCAAATCAAACGGAACCTCTTTGTCACCGATATTTATTGGGAAACTCTTCAAATAGTCACGCATAATATGAGAATGTGTAACAATATGAACTTTATTTTTCTGATGATGTTTTTTATAATAATTTGAATCACTATTATACCAATCCATAAATTCTTTTAAATTTCCAGTTTTTGTAAATTCAGGACCATTATTTGGACCAGCACTATCTTCTATGCCACAGAAAGAACTTAATTTATATGGTTCGTTTCCATTTTTTTCATATTTAATTTCTTGTGCTTCCTTTGCCTCTTTTTTTGGCGGCAATGTTAAAACAATAGTATTTGGTAAATTGCTATACCATGTCATTCGTTTGTCTTCAGGAAATAGTTCATCTATACCACTGTTAGTTGTACAATAAATATGTAACTCATTTAAGAATTTTCGAAATTTAGATGCCATATGTGCGATTGGTTTTGGAAAATTACCCGTTTCTAGTTGTCCATGAAACTCTTTCAAATAAGGACTTACATATAAATTCAATTTGTCAACTGGAGTCAAATTGGTTCCATATAACAAGACCGCAGTAATCCATGTCCTGTATAAATTCGATACATATACATGATCGAAATTAAAATACGATTTTTGACCTTCTTGTTGAGCATATTTAATTGTTTCAAATATGCCGTATACAGTTGCTCCGGGTTCAAAATCTTTACCAACTTCGACCCTACCAAAAGTCAGTTTACTGATAAATTGTCCATGTTTTCCCATATCAATATTATTACAACTTAATACGTGACGTGTAAACTGAAAATTTGTTTCTGTATGTTCAATAGTTTTTTTAGAATCGTCTTCATCGGGTTTATTCGTTTCTATAAGTGCGTTTTCAAATACATGTCGTTTTTCATCAACAGTACCTGGTGGTATTACGTTTGTGTCATCATATGGTGTTTCACCACCAAGATGATGTTTATTCCCACCTCTTTTCTTTATTTTTCTACTATATTTTTTCACCATTCTATAAAATAATACTATATATTTTTTAAATATGATCACAAACAAATTTCTCGACTTTTGGTGCTTCGCCATATATATAATCTTTCTTATGTGGACAAATAGACAGTTGTTTTAATGTAGTAATCGGATTACCAACCACAGTATCATCAATATCAACATAATTATGTTTGTATTTGAGTAAACGCAAATTGCTAAACGCAGGTTCTAAATCACGTTGATACAATTCGGCAATAGAAATTAATAGTTTTCGATTCCCTGTTTTGGCATATTCATCTTTTAATAAATCAAGAGATTCCATAATTTGATATATTTGATCGCGTTTTCTGAATATTTGTTGTTTATTTTCAATATTATTGTATATTTCATCATAGTCGTTTTCAACTTCTTTATATAATTTACTCGTTTCTTGAAAACGCTCCAAATTTTCGTCGAAATGTTTACTTGCGGTTTGATCGGAAATGTATTTAAATATAGAATCCATCTTGGATACAATCATTTTTTGTTTGTCATCTTGTATTTCGTCTAAATATATGTTTAATAAATCATAAATACTATAAAATTCTCCTTTATATAACTTGATGTTCAAGTCACATGGTTTCACAGTATCCCCACATGAAGCAATATATCGATTATCCACTAATCTAAAATGGGTATTTACATTGCGTTTACAATGAATACATGGTGCCTTTACTCCTTGTATACGACGTTTAGAATCTTTTTTGGAACTACCTTTATCGTATGCTTGACGCTTTAGTTTACGCAGTTTTGTTTCGTATTGCGTTTTCAATTTAAAATAACTATTCACACCTTCCAAATAATCCAATTTCTTCTTGAATTTTTGAACACTTTCTTCGTCGTTATTTTCTTCAATCTGTATGAATGGATTATTTTCCATTTCTAATTTGCTAATAGAAGACGGAACATTTTGTAATACTAAAATGGGATTATTGGAACAAATTAATTCTCGTAATTTGTAAGAATTTGCTAAATTGAGTTCTCGGAGTTGATTATTTTCACATTCCAATATTTCTAGCGTTTCGGGCAAATTTTTTAATTCAATTAATTCATTATTGGAAATATTAAGAACCTTTAATTTAGGAAGAGAACCGCAATCAAATTTAGTAATTTCATTGTTGTTGATTGAAAGAGTATCCAAAGAAACGGGTAAATTTTCCAATTGAACAAGCATTTGATTGTTACAATGAATTGTTTCTACACTATCGGGAATATTCAATAAATTTGTAATTTGACCCTCCTTTTCCACAAAAATAGATTTCACATTTTTAAACCCGCGATCTTGTAAAATAGAAAAATCAATATTCCCGGACAACACTTGGGAAATCCGGATTTCTTGGACATCCACACTGTTTAATTGATTTAATAAACCAATAAATAGTGTTTGACCATTATTTTCTTCAAGTAGTTGTTCTCTTAAATCAGAATTATTCATTTTATAATAGATTATAAAATAAAGAAATATTATAAATTTCCTATCGGTGACGTCATAAGATTTTTTTGCTGAGCTTGATAAAATCGAATTCGGTCTAATACATGTTGTTGGTCTTTATACAGTTTCTGTTGAACTTCATAAGCACTTGGTTTTCCTTTATACCGATAATATAAAAATATTCCAATAACTAAAAATAAACATACTAAAACTCCACCGTTTAAAAATATGGAATATGTTTTAGTTCTAGTTTCATGACAAGATTTCAAATTAGATTGTAAATGTTCCATAAAATTACTTTCAATCAACTGTGGATAGTCCATTATATGATTCTTTTGAAAAAAATTGCGCCCATATAACTATTTTTACAGAAAACATGAGTTTACAATATCTTTCGTTTATGTATATAGATGTCGGAAGATCATAGTCATAATGAATCAAAATCAAAACCAAAATATTTGATGACATTACTTTTACTATGTATTGGATTTAGTGTACCTCTTGGACTTTGGTTTAGCGTTGTATATGATTCGGAAGGAGGGTTTGGAAATTCGATGTTAATCTATTTGGGCGCATATATTATCGGTTTCATTGCAACCTTATTATATTATCGAATGGCAGTCCAAGACGATACTGAAGCAAAAATAGATAAAATTTCAAAATCCAAGGTTTCTTCAATTGCGGGAAGTACATTTGCTGCCTTTTTGGTTTTATTAATCACCGTTGTAATTTTAGCAATTAATCCCGATTTAATCACTATATTCGAAAACTCAATTGGTATATGGGTTATAGGAATTTTAGGATATAGTGATTTTATTAATGAAATATTTAAAAGTTCCATTTTTGGAAAATTGCGCGAATCATCTGACGCGACTATATTTAATCAGAACTTTTTATTAACTCAATTCAATGAAAAAAATATAGAAGAATTCGTCAAATTTTTCAAAGAAGATTGTGGAAAACAGGAACAATCCACTCCAGGAATGGACTTTCCGTTTGATTTTTATCCAGTATTTGAAAACGAAGGACAATTGTCAAAATTACAAAGTTTGGTAAAAATGAAAAAATTAGTCGGTTACTTTTCTTGGATTTATTTGACAAGTGTCATTAGTTTATTAGTAAGTTTAATTGGTGTAACAATGAAAACAATGTAATTAAATATTTGAATATTTCAATATGATATGAGGATTGAAATGTTCATCGGTTTACATTTTCAAATAAAACAAAACTGCTAAATACGAAAAAATTGCCAAACTAATTGCGACTGCCCAAATAGGAACAACCGTTTTATTCTGAAATCCTACACCAAATTGACGAAATTCTCCATCTTTACCATAAGCAAAACTGGGTTTACATGCGTGAAATGATGTGAACAAAATTAAGAATAATGCGATCGCATAATTGGTTTTATATAATCTTACAACGGATCTTTCAAACATAATATTTTGTATATACATGATTTACAAAATTTTATAATGATTTGACTTAGTTTTCTCTAAAGTCATCGTCCATATCTTCTTCGTAATACGCGCCATCTGCGTCATCACCCATGAAATTACGAATATCATTTGCCTCTTCTTCATAAAAGTCGTCTATTTCTTGATTATCTTGTTGTTCTAAATCTTGAACCGACACTTGAATTACACTATCTTCTATGTCAATATTTTCTGGATTTGCCATTTGATCAAATAATTGGTTGCGTTCTTCTACATAGCGCGCCTTGTCATAATTAACTAATCCTTTTTTTAACCCAACGTTCCATCGTCCCAATTTCAATATTTTCTTCGTATCTTCGACACGACGTTCGTCATCGTCCATGTTTTTCAAGAAATCGGTAATCATTTTCTTTTCGTTTAACCTGGATCGTGTAATGCGTTTTTGAATATCGCCATATTTCAAATCGACGGTTTTCTTGTTGTTCATTTCCATATTGATAAGAGTGAGCAATAACTCTCCAATCCTGGTTTTGAGTTGTTCATGTTGACCTGCAACAATTTGAACTTCTTCTAAATCATCGGCATATTGTTCTTGGACTTCATTTAAATCTTCTTCGTTTGATGTACCAATAATTGCGTTCGATCGTTCATTTTGTATATCTTCGCGACGTATCGTTTTACTTGTAATAAAATCAACTTGTAATAATTCGTCGTTATCTGCTGCTTTAATATATTCGTATAATGTGGAATAATACACATAACTATAAATCATATACAAAGTGCGTTTTGTAAACAAAGAATGATATGATAAAGCAGGTTGTTCATCTTTTGGTGGTACATGAATCGGTAAAAACGCAGGAATAAGGTTTAAAAAGGTACTCAAATGCGTCAATGATTCTTGGACATGTTGTAATACATTTTTCAATGATCGATCATTTTTAAAACCGTTTAATCCTTCATAAGAATCGGCAATGAATTTTGAAATATCTTGTTCGTGGAAATTAACGAAATTCCAATGTTTATGGACTTTACTACTATGATCATGATTATTCATAATTATTTCAGGATAAACGCGAGAAATCGAAAATACAGATTCGCGTATAAATTGAGTAACGTTATACATCGACGTTTCATCTTTCTGTGTTAATCCTTTGCCATATTCGTACGTTTCGTCCATATTCCAAATATGGACATTTGCTAATTGTTCTTCCAATTTTTTCTTTTTTGAACGAGGCATTTTGGCGTGACTACCTACAAATTCGACAATACGTTCCAATAAGTTAGTATTTGCGTGAGACAACCAATTGTTTAGTTTATACGTTTCTTCACTGTCTTCCGCAATCATTGATTTCGGATTGTATTTATTCAATACTCCATTCATAAGATCGCGGAATTTACTACATAGCGGAATATCATCGTCATCATTGTTTTGTTCTTGGACATATTGAAATAGGTCTTGAATTGCCGAAACATCATTTCCTTTTTGTCTTACTGTATTGTTAGTTATAATATTACGTTTATTGACAATATTCATTAATTGAAGCAAGTTTTGATTGGAGAATTTTTTCCCATTTTCTTTCAAAAAATTAATTTTATCCGTTAAGGATACTCTTGGATTATATTCGGTAAGTTTTTCGGGAAAAAGTGCTCGTATTTCCATGGGAATGGGCGCCTGTGTATCTAAATTACAATAGCGTATGAATGCCAGATACACATTTTTCTCAAAATGATCTTGTTGTAAACCCATATCATATGTTAATCCACTTTTTCTTGGATCGAATAAAAAGGGAGCAACACTGCGTTGCTTTACATCATTAATTATTTGTTCCCATCCACGAATCATCCGATTGTATACCATGAGTTCTTTGTTATTATCTTCAAAATAACTCAAACATGTGTTGGTTTTCTTATCATTACAACACGCGTTTTCCGTAAAAAAGATATTGGACGCCGTTTTTAATAACAATCCTTTCGACCGAACAATTTTATTAATATTTTCCACGATGGCAAAACTAAATTGCGTTATTTTTGATTTAAACATTGCGATTTGTATACGTTGTTTATTATTACCGGTTTTCTGCATTTCGTCTAACTCGTTTTTGTAATCACTTGGTAAACCCTTGAGAGTTTTAGTGATTTCAAATGGTATTACGGGTGGGAGAAATTGAACCCATTGTTGAATAGAATATTCGTTTGGAATATCTAAGTCGGGATGCTCTAATAAATATTCATCTTTCTTAACATACGCATTTATGATGTCATTGCGAGGCAAAATTGCCTGTTTTATAATTTGTATCATGTTTTGTTTCAATATTTCAATTGGTAAAGGTTTGATCGAATTCCACGGTTTTGCGCTTTTCATTTTAATAGTTCCCAATATACAAACCATATAGTCTAATCCACTCGTATCTTCGATGGCACCCCCATGGTCAGGAAATCCACGAAATGATTGGACACAACCGGGGAATGTTTTTTGTGTTTTGAAAGGTGGTGTTTGTGTTTGAATACATACTAACAATACCGATGTAGTAATTAAAATGATCATTTTATTGCGATATATTTCGTAAGGTGGCAATTTTTGCGGAGGACTTTTGTTGAGCGCTTCTTTGGCATCTAATTTATATATTCGCTCACTTTTTACATTAGAGGTTTCATTAATAAGTTCCAATGTCATACGTAAACATTCATCTTCTATCGTTTCAGATGAAATACCGATGTGACCACATAATGAACGAATTAGTTTGAATACCATTTCACTTTCAGGATTTTCAAAAACGCGATCTGATATTTTTCGTTTTCGCTGTAACGCAGTAACGGTTACTTCTAATGCGTCTTTTTCAATAACGTCGTTTGATACAATTTTTAACCCATGTTCATCGTAATTACTTTCATCGACAAAATCGAGTTTTTGTAATACACAATTACATTCTTTATCATAAACAGAATCGCCGTCAACAATACCTTGTTTGCGAATAATGTCATTGAGTGTAGCCGAATAATCTTCATTGGATACAAATGCGCGGGCTAATTGAAACAGCGATTTGGGAAGTAATTTTACATTTGTTTCTGAACAATATAACCAATATTGATTGTCGCCTAATTCTTCAACCATGGGATCACGACAAAATTGTTCCGAAAATTGGACAATATCCCGTTGTTTCTTTGGAAAATCGTCTTGTCCTAATATATTTTCCAATTGTTCTGCGTTTGGAGATTTTATGCGCGATATTTCCTTAATATATTTCCCCATTTCATGAGCAATAATATTATATTTATATAATTGGACTTCGCGAAGACGATTCATTTGTTTTAAATGCTTCATAGAAAGTTCGACGCGTTCTTTCGTTTTTTCTTGAATTTGTTCGGAAGATTCAGCAAATCGTTGGTCGAATTCATCTAAAATTTTTTTCTTTTGATTTAATTTCATTGTTTTTGTGCTTCCGGGTAAATCGTCACATACATTTGTTTTACGATCTTTAAAACAAATTTTACTCATGTTACAAAAGAGTGTATTGTTATTAATGAACGCTTCTTCATCGACACTTTCGTCATGAACCCAATGATTACCCATACGCTTATAATAAGCAGTTTTTTTCAATATATCAGATTCTTTTAATAATTCCTCTTTTTCTAATTGCGTTAAATCGGATATTTTGGTTGCTTCTGGCAATTTTGGAACTATTTCTAATAAAGCATATTCACCCTCCCTGACCATTTTTTTACCTAGAACCATATTTTCAGCAACTTCAATCGCAATTTTGGGCGGATATTCATGTTTTTGAACGAGAACTTCTTCCAGAAATTCTTGGAATTCATCATTACCAAATTTCTTTTTCTCATCCTTGTATTTGTCTAATAAATCGTATGGACTGTCATCAAATTCTTTGTCATAAAACACTTCCTTTTCACCATTGTCTTTTTG